AAATCCTGGGGGGCGCCGAAATCGTAGCTGCTATCGACTGTCCCGTCCGGTAGCACACGAGTGACGCTGTCGAGATCACCAATTAGGAAGCTACCGTCGTCTTGGCGGTCGCCAGTCCCAATACCGTCGCTCACAGTATTGTTTGAGACGTTCAATTCTGTGTTGTTTGTTGCCGAAAAGACGTTGAGCTGCCGCTTGCCGATCATCCATACTTTCGTCGCGTCCGCTGCGGAACCTTCCCCGACAGCAGAGCTGATCGAGACCGGCACCCAGCCGCCACCGCCACCGCCGCCGTTTTGCGGTGCGTCATCGCCCCGCTGTGCCACCAAATCCCACGCAGACGAACCGGCCGAAGGCTCCTCCCCTACGTTCTGCTGCTGCGCCAGCCATGACGACCCGTCATGAAACACAGCGTCGTTGACGTTGTAGATCGTTTCGGAATCCCACTCGCCACGCCACACACCAACAAGCCCCGGAGGACCCTCCGGACCCACATCACCCTGCGGGCCTGGGTCGCCCTGCGGGCCCTGGTCTCCTTGCGGCCCCTGGTCGCCCGTGTTGCCTTGCGGACCTTCCGGGCCTTCCGGACCCTCCGGCCCTTCCGGACCTTCGGGACCTTCCGGACCTTCCGGCCCGACAATGCTGACAGGGTCACCCCAGCTGCCGCCGCTTTTTGGGCCGAACAGCTGGTCCGTGTCTGTGCGGATGTAGAAGTCTCCGTCCTGGCCGAGACTGTCGCCCGGTTTGCCGGACCCGCTGCGCAGCGTTGCCTTGGCTTGGAACTGCCCAACATCCACGCCGATCGCGTCCAGCGCCGCCTCGATCCCTTCAGCGCGGGCGGTTAGCGTCTCCTGCTCGCCTGCCGGATCAGCACCCAGAAGCGCGACAATCTGGTTCACACGAGAGTTGACCTGGTTGTGGTCACCAGGGTGAGTGTTCTCGGTCAAGTCGTCGTTGGTGCGGGTTACAGGCAGGTCAGAAGGCGGCCACGGCACAGATCAGCTCCCTACATCGGCTCACCTTCACAGTGAGAGCGAACACGCCAACGGCAACGGCGCTACTGCGGCGGCTCGACCGCACCCAACACCAGCAGGTCCGGACCGGCCCGCAGGATCATGACAACATCACCCGCCGACGGGTTGTAGGTGTCCAGATGGTGGATGCCAGTCAGCACCGTTGTGGAACCACCCAACGTCAGAGACACCGTTCCCGTAGACGCGTCAACGGCGGTCACTTCCCCTTTGCGCAACTTCACCGCGTCGCCAGATCCGCGGCCAGCTGCCAGCGTTTCGGCAAGTTCGTCACGTCTTGCCATCAGCTTCCCCCTTCCAGGTCTCGGGCACGTCGGCACTCTGCGACCATTTCCCCTTCTGGGTTCAGTGGCATTGTGATGCGCTGAACCACGAACGCCGCGTCAAGCCTTGACGCCCGCCGCTTGATGTAGACGACATCGCCCGCGTCCAGGTGCGGGACTGGCACGCCAAGCAGCTGCACCTGCTCGTCAATGCCGATGCGGCGGCGCAGCTCAGCGTTGGCGGTGTCCTGTGCCTGCGCGGTCGTAGTGATCAGCTTCGATGAGTAGAACGCGGGCACTTCCCCGTAGCTGGCCCGGTTCGTTGGCGAGTCTGGGTTGTCGTCCCACGCTGTGGCCCGGATCGGCGCGTCACCGTCGGCGGTCTCTCCGGTGACTACCACACCGTTGAACGTGTCGCGGCGCGACAGCATGCGTCGCAGCTCTGTAACGCCGCACTGCTCACCTTCTACGAAGTGCCACACCGGCTCGCCGTCTGCTCCTGGCTCTTCACGGGCAACGACCGTGCCGTCCAGGTCGCCGTACAGCTCCCAGCCAACCGACCGGGCGATGCCGGCAGCATCTGCCAGCGGGTCCGTTTCCGGGTCGTCACCAAAGACAAGCTGCGGGGTTGTGCGTGACGTTGAGGGAAGGTCGTAGGTGAAGCCTGGAACACGGTTGTCCAGCAGCTGCTGGATGGCGGTGTCGTGTGTCAGCCCGGCTGGCACCTGGTACGGCTCTGGCCACCGTGCCTCAACGAAGCGTTGAGTTTCGTCCGGTCCGGCGAGCTCCACATACAGCACGCCGTCGCGGTCCTCGATGCTGCTCTGTTCCAGCAGAAAGATGCCGAGCGGCACCCACTCGGTGGAACCGTCAGACAGCACAACACCACGGTAGGGCCGGAAGGTGGTGCCGAACGGCGCGAGCAAGCCGGTGAAGCTGACAGTGTCGCTGGCGGACGCTCCGTAGACGTCTCCTTCAGCGCCGAAGGTGGCTGCCTGCGCGCCGTAGTTCTGTAGACCCTGCTGGACGACTACCAGATCCCGCGGCACCAGGTTTTCGCCGGTGGTGGAGATGCCCGGTCCGACCACGGACGCGCGGCGCCGCACTTTCGCTGTGCGGTCCACTTGAACTTGCCCGCCTGTGAGCAGGAACTCAAGAGACAGCACCCCGTCCGGGTTGTACACCTCGACTTTGCTGACTGCCTGGTGCGACTGCCGCAGTTGCTGTTCGAACTCTGCCGACACTGGGAACATTAGGTCACCGCCGTGAGGTCTTCCGGACGGTCAACCTCCAGCAGCGTGGTTGACACGCGGTGGACGGGACGTTCGGCACGTGAGGCGGTTGGCGCCACCGATACCGCTGCCGGTGCGATCTCCACCACGTACAGCATGTCCCCTGTGTCGGTGCGCAGCAGCAGCGGCCGTCCGCTTTCTGTCACCTTTTCGTACCGGTCGAAGATGCTGTTGCCGATGAGCAGCAGCTGCGCCTGGTATCGCCGTCCACGACGCGGACCCGACACAACTACCGGCCGGTTTCGTCCCAGCGGGTTGAAGGTGCCTTGGGTGCGGTCTCGTTCCCACTCGAGGGCGACGCGGTCCAGATGTACGCGCCCGCCAAGGCTTGGCACCTGAACGTCAATGAGCCAGAAGCCCTCCACCTCAGTTGCTACCTGCTCAGTGCTGGACCACGGGCCCTGCTGTGCGGTGTCAGAAGCGTCCACCGCACGGGCCCGATACTCCACCGTGCCAAAGCTTGGCGCCTCGTAGTCGTAGACGGTCGCTTGCCACGGCCCCGACACCTGAACGTCCCCCGTGCCACGCACATCGACCCAACCGCCGTCCACAGCACGCTGAACCTGAAGCACCTGCGCCGAAACGCCCGGCTCCTCATCAGACGTCACGTTCAGACGAACGCGCGCCTCGTCATCCTCAGCGGACGCCGCCACGGCGATACTCGACCAGCCCATCAGCGCACCGCCATAGCGTCAAGCAGGTCCCGGTACAGCTTCTCGTTCCGGTCGTCCAACATCGCCTCAAGCTCCGGCAGCGTGTCACGGTCAACATTGCCCTCAACAGTTACCCGCGCGTCAACAGACACCGGACCACCGGTTCCGCCACTACCGCCAGCAGGCGGTGCCGACAGCGACGACCCAGACCCGGCACCAAAACTGACTTCCGGCACCTCAAGCGTCCGCAACAGCTCACGGTGAAGGGCATCAGCCTCCCGCGACAGCCCGGCTGCCAAGTCGCCTGCGATCGCCTGCCCTGACCGGAACGGAGAACCCGACCCGGAAAACGGCCCTTCCTTCGCTGGGGAGAACGGCAGCAAGTTACGCGCACCACTGACAATGTTGCGCACGGCGTCAACCGGCGCCGACGCCATCGAACGGATGCCGTCCAGCAGCCCCCGCACAATGTTGCGCCCCGCGTCCATCATCTGTCTGCCGACGTTCGACAGCGCCCCGAGAATGCGTCCCGGCAGGTCACGGAACCACTGAACCAGGTCGCTGATGCCATCACGCACCCAGTCCACCGCAGCGGTAACACCGTCGGTGATCGCACCCCACGCACGGCGCGCCATCTCGGCAACCTGGTCCCAGTTCCTGTAGAGAAGCACCCCGATAGAGATCAGCGCCGCGATAGCTGCGATGACCGCCAGCACCGGCGCGGAGATACCCGCCACCACCGCAGCGACCACCTTGCCGACCACTACCAGCGCCTTAAAGATGGGCACAAGCACCTTCAGTGCCTTGATGATTTTTGACACCACCAGCAGCACCGGACCAGCCGCAGCGGCCAGCGCAGCTACCACACCGATGACTTTCTGAACCGGCGCCGGAAGGTCAGCGAACCACTCGATGACCCGGCCAACCCACTTGGCAAACGACTGGAAAGCTGGGACCAGGTTTTCCTCGACAACCGGCAGCAGCTCCTGAAGGTGCGGCATCAGCTCAGAGCCGATTTCGGTGACCATTCCCGAGAACGACCGCTTCAGGTCGTCCACACCGTCCATAAAGTCTTCCGCGCCGTCGAGTGCTTCACCATCCATGACGATGCCGAGATCATGGGCGGCTTCGCGTGCTTCGTCGATGCTGCCGATGCCGCCGTCAAGAGCGGCAGACAGCTTCCGTCCGGCGTTTACGCCAAGCAGGTCGCCAGCTTGTGCCGCACGGACCGCGGGGTCTTCAATTTCGGCCAGGCTGCGCAACACGTCGTCGAACACTGATTCAGAGTTGCGCAGCTCGCCGTTGGTGTCGTGGATGGACACGCCCAGGTTGTCGTACGCTTCCGCGTACTTCTCGTTGCCTTGGGACGCACGACCCAGCCGCTGGTTGTTGCGTTCGAGCAGCCGGTCGAACGTCTTCTGCTCCACGCCGGCCTGCCCGAGTGCGTATTCCAGCTCCTGATACGACTCGGCACCGATGCCGGCTGCCCTGGCTGACTTGACAACATCGTCGGCAGTGGACGCAGCGTTGACAGCCAACCCGCCAAGTCCGGCCACCGCCCCGGCAATCGGCGCAGTCACGTTCTTTGACAAGCTGCGGCCCATCTGTCCGGTGGACCGCTGCGCCGAATCCATCCCCCGTTCTACGCTGTTGAGCGCATCAGAGGCGCCAGAGCTGTCGCCGTCAACAACTATTCGAAGCGTTGCGACGTCCATGGCACCTCCTCTCGCGGTCAGCTTTTCTGCTTCTGCGCTGCACTATGCGCGGCGGCGTCAATCTCGCTTGCGGCTTCTGCTAACTCGATCCACCGCACCGGCTGCTGTTCCAGCTCCCACGGAGCAACCCGCAAGTAGCGGGCCGCATGAATGAGCGTCAGGTCGAACGGTGGCTTGGCGTCGCCTTCTTCCGGGGCCCATTTGCCGCCGCTGGCAACTACTCGTTTCCACTGCCGCCACTCGGCGCTTTTCCCGCTGTGTTGCTGCTCCGATGCTGGAACACCAGCTCAACCAGCGTCTGGATGAGGTCCATGCCGAGCTGCTCGAGCTCCTGTTCGTTCAGGCCAACTGTCCGGCCTTCTTCGTCTTCGAGGTTCCACTCGACGACGATGCGCATAAGCAGCTCAACAGCTGCGTAGGTGCTGCCTACTCCGTCCACCTGGCCTTTGGCTTCTGATTCAGCGATCGTGTGGAACCGCCGGATGAGCGACGGCGTGATGCGCTTCTCGTCGTAGACGATGCGCAGGTCGTCGCCGTCGCCGGGGTTCTCTACTGTGACGGTGCGGTGATCCGGGTTGCCGCGGCTGCGTAGCGCTGAGATCTTCACAGGGAGGTCCTTACAGCTCTTCGACGTCGTTGACGAGTGTCACTTCGATGGCCTGGCCCCAGTCGTGCGAGTGGACGATGCGCCACGTGTAGGTGATGGCGTAGGTGCCGTCCTCGTCGGAGAACTCTTGGACCTCTTCCACCTGTGCGGCCGCGTCGATGGTCAGCTGGAAGCTGTGGTCACTGTCGATGCTGGGGCCCACCGCACGAACACGGAAGTAGCGGGTGTCGCCACGCTGGATCGCACCGACGCCCAGGTCGATGCCGTCACCGTCGGCAGCTACGGTCGTCTCCAGTTGGAACTCGGCCAGCTGCTCCAGCAGCTCGGTGAATGTCGCGCTGCCGTCAAGGTAAAAGGCCGGTTCGGCGCGGTCGGAAATCTCCAGGTTCACAGCGGTGATGCGTCCCAGGTTGGTGCTGCCAAGCTCTTGGTGGCTGCTGTCGGCGTATACGCTCACGTGCTCTGCGGTGAGCGGCACGACCCCGACTGTTTGCGGCTCCTGTCCGGTGTTGACGGTGTTCACGTCGATGTTGCCGTCGGTTTCGTTGACAACGCCGAGCGTGGCAACGTCTGTCTGCGTGTAGGTGCCGACAAACTCAATGAGGACGGTGTCCTGACCCAGCGGCCCGCCGGTGGCGAGGACGTTGCCGCTGCCGACAAGACTTTCAAGCTGCTGCTGAACATCGGCGGCTGTGGCGTCGTAGTCGATCGGGTCGGTTTGCGGGTAGCCGGCAGAGATGTGCTCTGCGGTCAGGTTGATGTCCTGGTCTACGCTGTCGATCTGGTGGGTGAAGACCAACCCTTGCACGCCGCTCTCGTCGAAGCTTTGGACGTTGTAGCGTCCCAGCATCCCCTGGTTCAGCAGCTCGTCCTCGAACTGCTGCGCCAGAGACCCGTTGACAGTGCCTGCCGGCACGGTGACCTGGACGGCACCTTCGTCAAAGCCGTTGGTAGTCGCTAGCTGGAAGGTCAAGCGGATGTCACCGCCTGACGGCCACGACACCTCAGATGCCTCGAACGTCAGCTCGGTAGTGCCCTGCGGGTCCGGGTTTAGGGTGACGTGGTTGGAGATGTCGAAGCTTTGGGCGACCTCTTCGGTGCCGGCGTTGGTGTACTGGAGCCGAAACGTTCCGCCACTGGCGCCCGCCACTGTCAAGGCTTGGCGGGTGTTGCCTGACAAGGTGCGCCCACGCTCAACAGCCCGCGCAAACCCAGTGCCGTCAAGCTCGGCAGTTGACCCTGCCTTCGACAGCTCAAGAGACATCTCCGCCAGCTGCGCATAGGTGGCACGCAGAGCGCCATCCGACCCGCACGCCTGCCCCGCCTCGACAGTGAAAGTTGCCAAGCTGTCGCACCGGCGAGCAGCAGTAGTAAACTGGTGCGCAAAGACCCCAGTTGCCAGCTGCTCAGTGGTGCGGTTGCCAACAATGGAAGCGAACCCATAGGCCAGCGCCCGGTAGCACGGGATGCCGGTCAGCTCCAACGTGGCGTGCTCTCGGTGCTTGACAACCGCCGCCGCGTGCTTCGACCCGTCAGGCGTAAAGGCCTCGGTTTCTGCTTCTACGTTGGGTGTGAGGGTCATGCCCTCAACAATCCGGTTTGCTTCCACCGGCGTGCCGGCGGTGGTCTCTACACCCAGCTGCCGGCGCTGAGTGACGGTGGCAGGCTTGACCATTGGTAGGGCCTCACTGTGATAGTCGGGACGTTCTGCCCCCACAGTGAGCGGCAACAACGCCGCCGCAACAGCTCAGGAAACGGTTAGCCGGTAGATGCCGCCACGGTGCCGAACCGGACGGCTGTCGTCTCCAGTTTCAGTCAGGTGAAACGGTCGGACCCGCACACAGCCAAGAATGCGGCCCCGCTCGTAGTCGAAACACTGCTGAGACACCAACGCCTGGTCGATCGCTTCCACTGTGCCGGCCACGTCCAGCGAAGTGCCCTCACGGAAAGCGACCCGCACCAGCAGCTCCACTTCGGTCAGGTACCGGATAGTGCCCAGACCAAGGCTGTCGTCACTGGCCTGAAACTGGTAGGTGAGCACCGGCCAGTTCGTGCCGTGCGGTGCCGGATGCTCGCTGACAGCGGTGACACGGCCGTCAAGGTCGGGGCCGCAGCGGGCGCGCACGTGCTGGAAGGCAACGATCACAGGATCGTAGGAACTCATCTTCCGGCCTCCCGTTCTACTTCTGTGCGGATAGACCGGGCACCTTCGCCCCGCAGGTACCGGGCAGCTTCGTCAGCAGCGGGACGCATGTAGGGCTGTGCTGCCTGCCGGTCGGTGCCGAACTCCACCGCCGGCGCATACTTCACGTCGGTGTAGACCACAGCCGAGCTGCCGTCGGTTTCCGTCCGTGGCGAACCTGCCAAGTTGCCTGTGTCTACGGGCGCTGTTCTGCTGGCCACCCCTTGCGCGATTGCCGCAGCGTTCTGCGCCGCCCGCGGTGTCTGCGCTTCGATAGCTGCTGCCACGTCCGGCAGCCGGTTGCGCACGACCTTCGCTTTTCCGGCCATCAGGTGACCTCCACGCACGCGGTCTGTACAGCGGTGTGCCACGTCTCACGGTCCGGCACGAAAACCACTTCAAGCTGCCGCTCACCGAAGTGGAAACGGTCGCCAGACTGGACGTCAGTGCCGACAGGAACGGTGACAGTGTGCGACGCTTGCGACGCGATCCGGTCCCCAAACACCGACAGCGCTGAACGTTCAATGCCGGAGTGAACGCGGCAGCCGACGCTGGCAACGATCTGCCAGCTGTGGTCGGCGCCGCCGGCAGCGTCAAACGACGGAGTGCTGCGCAGCACGTCGGTGAAGTCCGGCAGCGCGGANGACTGCGTCTCGCGCATCGCTTCGACCTCGGCGGCAGTCAGCATTACAGGTCCTCCCACGGGTCGTCTGCCGGCAAGTCCTTTTCCAGCCACCAGTAGTAAAGCGGCTGCACACTTTCTTTAAACGGCTGCACTGTGGCGTCGCTTCCACGTGGCAGCGTGTCTCCCTGACGGTCACGCCACCGGGCACGGGCCGCCACTCGCCGGCGGAACTCCTCGGCGCGTGCCTGCTCTTCCTGGTCGGTGTTGCTCATGGCACGATCTCGTGAGTGTCGTGCACGCTGCTTTGCTGCTTCATGCCACCGAACGGGACGGTGAGCACGGTTCCGCCGGACCGTGCCTTGGCTCGACGCTCGTACTTCTCTGCCATCGCGGTCAGGTGCGCGAACCGCTGGTCACGGTTGTAGGTAGCTCCGTCAGCGCCGAACGTGTACTGGTCGGCGACGCGCCCAGCCTTGACGCGGTAGGCCTCGGCGACCGCACCGTCCACGTTGTAGGTAGGCACCCACTGGTCGTCGTCAGGTCGGCGCCCTTCACTGTCCACAAGCCGCCAGCCGTCCAGCAGCCCTGTCAGCTCCTCGTCTGTCAGGGTCGGATCTTGCGACGCGGCAGCTAGCAGCTTGACCCGCACCAGGTTTTCGTCGTACTCGGCCACAGTTCCGCTCCTCGTCTGCTTTCCACAGTGCGAGCCGCGAAACTCAACGCAACGGCAGAGCCGGACCCGAAGGCCCGGCCCTGCCGTTGTTCAGATGTTCAGGCGGTCACGATCACTCGGGCGGGTTGCCCTGTTCGACGAGGACCGAAGCGAACGCGCGCACGTTTTCCATCGGCTCGTCGTACCGGAAGTGGTTGGCCACTGCGAACGCGAACCGGCCAACCGCACGGATGGCAACCATGTCGCGCTCGGCAAGGTTCACCGGCTGGTTGTCGATGGTCACGGTGGCCTGGTCGAGGATCTTGTAGCTGATGTCGGAACGGAGACCGAACGCCAGCTGCGAGGTGTCAACGACCACACCGCGCGGCAGGAAGGTAGTGGAGCCGTAGGTCACCGGGTTCCACAGGCCACGGGCCGGGTACTGGACACTGGTGCCGTACCACTCGGTGGCGCCGATCTCTGCCAGCTGGCGGCCGTCAGCGTCACGGGTGTTGCGGGCCTTCGCACGCAGACCGGTGTGCGCAAGCGCCAGGTTCGGGTCGAAGCCGGAAGTTTCCAGCCTCTCGAACGCGTCGGACACGTCGCCGGCGAAGCCGCCGTTCTTGGCGGCGTTGGACCCGATGGGGACGAACGCGCCGCGCTGGTGCGCCTGAACGGCCAGACCCTCAGGCCACGAGGACGGTGCCTCGCCATTGGCGCGGAACAGTGCTGCCTTGTCAAGCTCGCGGGCGAACGCTGCGGCGATCTGCGGGCGGGTGCGCTCCCAGAAGCCCTCGTCCATGTCTTCGACGACGTCCTCAGGTACGGGCACGATGACGGCGTGCGCCTCAGCGTTCAGGAAGACGTTGCGCCACGCGTTCTGGCTCTTTGCCTTCACGCCAGTGTCGCCGTCAACCCATCCGCCGGAGACGACAGTGCCGATGACCGGCAGCCGGGTCTGCTTGCGGCTCATCTGGATGGTGTTGCCCGCTTCGTTGATGAGGAAGCTGCTGGCGATCACCTGGTCCAGAATCTCGCGGGACTCTTCCTCGGGGATCAGCGCGTCGGCGTCTTGGCGGTTGGTGATGTTGCTCTCAACACTCATGTGTCATTGCTCCTGTAACGATGTGGTTAGCGGCCGGCTACTTTGTCGGCCAGGATCTGTCCGAACGGCTTGGCGGTCGGAGCGTTTCCGCGGCCCTGCCCGGCGCCGTAGTTCGACGTCTTCTGCTGGGTCTGGTCTTGGAAAAGCTCCGGGTAGTTCTGCTTGATCTGTGCGACGGCCTCCTCTGGGGTGGCGTCGGTGTTTTCGACCAGCCGCTCAACCAGCTCGGCGTTGACGATCCCGGCAGTGGTGGCGGCGGCACGCACGGACGCCACGTAGGCGGCCCGCTCGGCCTGCTGGTTAGCTGTTTCCAGCTCTGCGATCCGCTCCTCAAGCGTCTGCTGTTCGCGGGTCTTTGAGCCTTTCAGCCCGGAAATTTGCTTCTCAAGCCGCTTGCGTGCTTCGCGCTCTTCGTTAAGTGCTTTCAGCACGGCTTGCGGGTTCTGTACTTCTTGCTGCCCGTCCTTCTGCGTGCCGGTGCCTGGGTCGCCCTGGCCGGTCTGCTGGGAAGGGTCGGTGCTGTTGTTCTGGTTCTGCTCGTCCTGCTCGGGCGTCGCGCCTTCGCCGGTCGTAGGGGTTGCCATCTGTGCTGCTCCCACATCGCGTGAGGTGTCGCAAGCGTCGCGCCTGCTGTTGCCTGTGACAGTGAGCGCCGGCGCAAGCGGCGCAACTCAGGCAAGGCGTGACAGCGGCACCCGTGTGACCGACTGACCCCAGGTGGGGTCGTTGCGGGTGGTGACGACATCGCGCAGCGAGATTTGCCCCTGCTGGTACAGGTCGTAGGCGCCCGGTCCGAGCACGCGCCGTTGAACGGATGCCGGCTGCCGGGCGAACTGCGTTTCGCCGTCAGGCACCTGAAGGAAACTGTCGGCCCGCGGGTCTTTCAGGATGGGTGCCATGCGGCACCGGCAGTTTGGATGTGCGGGCATCGGTTCCGGTGTCGGATGCTCGGTGCCTTCCATGGCCCAGCATGCGGCGCAGGTGCGGTCGCTTTCTTCGATGACCCACCGCCAGCCGACCGTGCCGGGCTGCTGCTCGTAGATGGAGCGTGTCGTTTCCCGGTGGGCGCGCATCATTTCGGTGCGGGCGATTCGTTCGTTCTGGTAGTCGGCGAGGTAGAACTCGCGCGACAGGTTGGCTGCCACCTCTCGCGGGTTTAGACCTTTGGCGAAGCCGTCGCGCAGGATGGCAGCAGCACGGTCCGGGTTGCCGGCACCTTCTGCGGCACGGCGGGCCAAAGTGCGTTGAAGGCGGCTGCCTTCTCGGGTCGCTTCTTCGAGCACTTGGGTGCCGACCTGTTCGACGGTGCCGGTGTCGGCGTCGGCGGCGGCCAGCAGCGCAAGTCCGGCTCGTTCACCTTGTGCGGCTGCCTGCTGTATGCCGGTCTCGATGGCGGATGAGCTGGCCCGGTTGGCGCGTCGCCATTCGTCTGCGGCACGACGAAGTAGCGTCCGGCTGACGGTGCGGGCTGGTTCTCGGGCAGCTTCAAGCCACAGCAGCCGTGACGCGGTTGTTGCGGAGCTGGTACGCCGGCGCACGGCTTGTTCGCGTGCTTGCTGCCGTGCCCGGTCCTCTGCCAAGGCTTGGCGCACCGCGTTGGAAAGTGGCATCACGCCACCTCAGGGAACCCGCCGCCGTTCATCTCAATCTGACGCCGAATAGCTGCCTCTTCCTCTTCGGAAGCACGCTCCTGGATCAGCTCCTCAGCTTCGCTGTCGCTGTATCCGTGCTCCATCAGCGCACGTTTCCGCGACCAGCCAGCGGCGACCTTCGCTTCCACCAGCTCCACCCGCAGCTGCTCTGAGGTGCTTTCTGGGGAAGCCCACACCGGCTCTACGTCGATGGCTTGCTCGTCCTCACCGGGCCGCACTCCGTCCAGGTGAAGCGCCAGCCGCATCGAGTCTGACCAGGGTCCGGTCCACTCGTCCTGCCGGTCACGGGCCTTGTCGGTGAGCGCTTTTTCCAGAACGTCGAGCGCGTCGCCGGACGGCGGCTGCCCACGCAGCAGCGCCAGCATGTGAAGCGGGGTGGAAGTGACCGCGGCGATTTCCTGACGCAGCTTCTCCTGCTCTTCAAGGAACGGTCGGAAATCGGCGCCGGGCAGCTGCTTCCAGTCGCCACCAAGCGGCACGTCTTGGACGGTGCCGGGCCCGGTGACCGGGCGGGGCGGCTCGCCGGTGTGCGGGTCAACGTGGTCTTCTGCGCCGATGCGCACACGCATCGGGTAGGCCAAGTCCTCCTGCGCAAGCTTCATGTTGACGATGGACAGGTTCAGCATGTCCTGGATCGGGATAGCTGGCTCAAGCTCGCTGCGGCCCATGCCGCCAAGGTCTGCGTCGTTGCCGAAGTGGAAGAACGGCATCACGCCGTTCGGGGTGGGCTCCTCGTCTACTACTTCTAGCTCGTTTGCTTTGTTCGGCAGTCGCCGTCCGTCCTTGCGGGTGCGCAGGTGGGTGACGCTGTCGTCGGTGAAGTGCGACACGCGTACGCGCTTACCTTCGACCCATACACGCAGCGCCGCGGCAAGTCGGGTCAGGTCGTCGGACGAGTAGGCAACAACGAAGCTGCCGGCTTTCTGCGGGTAGACGCGTGACAGCCCGTCGGGTCCGGTGCCAACAACAACGGCGGAGTCGCCGCCGAGCACCGCTTCTTGAACTAGTTCTTTCTGAAGCTGCGCGAACCGGTTGCGTTTGGCGATCGCGGCGACCTGTTCTTGATGTTCGGTGGTCCAGCTTTCGATGTTGAGCCGTGACGACAACGCCCGCACGACGCCGGGCATAAGGTTGTCGCGGAACGTGAGGACCCGCTGAAGGTCGTAGGAGGTGCGCCGGTCGCGCCGCAGTCTCACGATCTGGTCGTGTTCACCGTCAAAGTATCTGCGGGCCTTGTGGGCTTTCTGTGCGCGGGCGCCCATGGAGCCCAGCAGCTCGGTCAGGTCGTCGTTGTTCACGCCCAGCTCCTTACGGTGCCTCGACGTCCGCCAAGGCCGGCCAGGTGGGTGATGGCCCAGACGGTCGCGTCTACGCGGTCAGGGCTTTTGGTTGTCAGCTCGGGGACCCATGTAGTCATCTGGTCTTCCAGCGGCGAGAGGCGGTGACGGTCGGCGCCGCGCACATGCCAGACGCGGCCTTGCTCGTACAGTGCTACTACTGGCTCGGCGCGCAGCTTCTTGGACTTTTGCGCGGTGACGGTGCGGACACGCACGGCGGGCGGTAGACCTTCGTTGCGGGCGAGACGTGCGGCGGTCTGCTTGACTGCTGCGGGTAGCCAGTCGCCGCCGTTGTTGGTTTCGATCACGACAGTGGTGCCGCCCCACCGGTGAAGCGCCCGGATGGCTTTCTCGCACCTTTCGTTTGGTGTCAACCCGCCTTCAGACAGGTCTTCGAGGATGTAGCACTGGTCGCCGATACGTCCGGCGACGATGAGCCCGGTTTCGTCACCGGTGGTGGACGCTGGCGGGTCGATGGACACCACCAGGTCGTCGAACGCGTCGGGCACCTGTTCGAGTGTCAAGGCTTGACCGTCGATGAGTGCCAGCGTCCACAGCGCACCCTCCACGTCATCCAGCAGCTCGGCTTCGAGCTCCTGCCGGGCGAGTCGGGTGCCTGAGTAGCGGCCGGTTAGCTGCTCAAGGAACTTGGCTGGCAGGTTCGCAGAGTTGTCCCAGGTGCGGCCTTTGGTGATGTGGACGCCGGCTTGTTGGACCAGCTCACGGACGTGCGGGAATGGCCGGGGGGTGGTGGTGATGACGGTTCGTGGGTGGTCGCCGAGACGCATGCCCATCGCCAGGTTGGACAGCGCTGAGCCGCCTTCGGCGTCTTTGCGGCCGAACTGTTTGGTGGCGGCTTCGTCAACCCATGCGGTGTGAAACTGCGGGCCGCGCAGCTTTTCCGGCTCGGTGGCGTAGTAGACGTAGCAGTGACCGACGATGCCGTCTGGGGTGGTGACGGTCAGCAGCTTTGTGGCGGTCTTGTAGTCAGCTGCCCAGCCGCGCCGGCGGGCTGCGGCAAGGATCCCGGACTCTCCGGCGATCATGACGTCTCGTACGTCGTCTGCTGCCCGTCCGACCAGCGCGACGCGGTGCGGTTCGGTCGGGTCGTTGTGCTGTTCGATGCGTTCGCAGACGAACTCGCCGCCGGTGCGGGTTTTGCCCCAACCGCGCCCGGCCAGAATAAGCCAGGTGTCCCAGTCGCCGTCGGGTGCCAGCTGGTCGGCTCGTGCCCAGAACCGCCAGCTTTTCAGTATGGCGTCTGCTTCTTGTTCGGAGAGATGCGCCAGAACTTGACGGCGCGTGTCGTTGTCAAGCCTTGCCAGTCGCTGCGCCATTGAGGCCGGCATCAGGCGGCCCCGTACTCGTCCTTGTGGCCTCCGCGGACGGTCAGCGTCGCAACGGTCCGGAAGGAAGGCACGCGGGCGGAAGGTGAACCGCAGTGGCACAGGTCTGGCAGGTCAGCGTCGTCGGCGGGCCGCCGCACTTCGGTGACGTGGCCGGCCGGGCATGCGAACTCGTAGCGTGGCATCAGTCGTCCCCGTCTTCGTCGGTGTCGTCGTCGGGGGCGATCTGGTCCAGCGCGGCAGACAGCTTGTCGAGTGGTGCGGTCGTGTCAATCTGGCCGGAGTGCTGAACTTTCACTGGCTGCTCGGTGCCGGTCAGCTTGGACAGGCGCTCCAGCGCGCGCATCTCCTGCTGTAGCGCGCCGGTAGCCGGTGCCAGCTGCTTGGCGGCTATAGACGTCTCGAACAGTCGGCGTGCGTCGGACGCGTTGCGTTCAAGGAGGGCGACCTGCTTTGCGTGAAGCTCTGCCAGCTGCTCGTCAGTCTCTGCGGCGTTCTCCTCTCGCCAAGCCTTGACAACACGGTGGACGGTGTCAGCCTTGCGTGCCGTGCCGTTCTCCTCGTTCAAGATCCGGGCAATCTGCCGCAGCGAGTGGTGGTCTAGGTACAGCTCGATGATGCGAACCCGTTCGGGTTCGGTCACCCTCGACGACTTCGACGCCACTGCTTCCCCGCTCTGTCCTCACAAGTCACTTGCGCGAAACTGTGACACCGGCACACACGCGGGCAACAGGGCAGCAGCACCGTGGCCTGGATCAACAAGCCCACCCCCGAAGCGCTCATACAGAGCGCCTAACCCCCACGTGTCTCAATCTGCTTGACAAGTTCCGCCGTGCTTGCGGCCCGTAAGAACTGCGAAACGTCGCGCAGCTTCAACAGCTGCCGGTCCCGCGCGTACACAGCAACAGCGCGGTCAGGGCGCCCAGCTTCCAACCACAGCTGCATCAGCTGCTCAGTGGTGACGGTTGCCGGGTCTACGGTGGTCGGGTCGATGGTCATGACTCTTCTCCTGGTCTCTGGCGGTGAAGGTCGGGCGGGGGCGTAGATGCCCCCGCCCGGTGTTCAAAGGGCGTGCTCCCAGATCACATATGTCTCGGGGCGCCCGTAGATCTCATCGGCGATGCTGTCGGCGGCGATGCCGTCGGTATCGCTCTCTTCGTCAGCCCACCGCACAAGATGGCGGCGGTCGCTGGTTTGGCAGATACCGCAGTCGGTGTGCTGGTAGGCGGCCCGTCGGGCTTCCACAGCCTTCTCGACGATCCACGTGGATGTGGCCTCGTCGATCTCAACGGCGTCAGCGAGGCTGCCGTCGGTCAAGGCTTCCCAGAAGCACTCGGCGCGGTAGGGCGGCTCGATGCGGTGCCAGCGGCACCACCCAAGCAACCGGCCGGTGTCGATGGCCTGCTTCTTCAGAGCCTTCTTGCCGAGCCAGCGGTAGCTGTATCGGTGGACGGGCTCTTGGTCTCCCTCGTCGTCGTGTCGCCACTCGTAGAGGTAGACCGCTGGGTCTGGGTAGCTAAGGGGCACTGGCGCTCTCCTGTGCGTGGTTGGCAGGGAGCGCACGGCCCCCTGCTTTGGGGTCGTGCTTCGGGTTGTGCGGTGATCAGCCGCGTGTGTGTGGGTGCGTTGCGATCTGACCTGGACGGTTCCGCGGCACCGGTGCTGGTGCCACGTGGTTAGCCTGTTCGCACAACTGCGTCCGCCACTTCTTCTGGCATCAGGTGGGGGTTGCGCTGGTGATGCTCGGCGGCAGCGGCAACCTGCTCGCCGGTGACCGGCTTGCCGGTGAGCGTGGCGATCTCGTGTATGGCGATGCGGCCATCAAGCGTGTGTTCCCAGTGGTTGGCTGGGCAGTTGCCTCGCCCGTGTAGGTCGCACTTTTCAGGTATGCGGATGATGCGCCCACACTCGAAGCAGTGCGTGCACCACGGGTAGTCGCCGGACGTGCGGCCAATGGCTATGGGGGCGTTCAGCTGTTGATGTAGGACCGTGGTGCACCGCAGTGAGCACACCGGCAACCCTGCCGGTGATCGGCGCTCTTGGAAGTGTGTTATGACCGTGGTCGGCTTGTGGTTGGGTTTCACTTCCGCTCCTTTTGTTGCGCGCCGCTGATCACGCCGGTTGCCTCTTTCAGCGCAGCGGGCGACGACCGCGCTGGTGCTGGTCAGAGCGATGCGCGGCCGCCGCAGGTGTTGCCGTGGAAAGTGCCGGTTACGCCGTCTGGGTGAGTGGTGCTGCGGCAGCGCTTTCCGCGCATACGGTCGCTGTGGACGTTGCCGGCGACGCGTTGCCGGCTCTGGACGTGACGTGAATAGTCCGGCCACTTGGGTCGGTGCCGAAGCCGTCAAGGTTTGGGGGCCGCCAGGTCAGCTGGATTAGCCCGCGCTGTTCCAGCTGGCGGAGGTTGCGAACGGCGGTGCGCACGTGGCAGCTGGCCAGAGCGGCAATGTCGGCGTTTGTGGCGCCTGGTGCGAGCTTGCCGTCGACCAGAGCGTCGTAGATCACTTGCTGTGCTGGTGGCAGCTGAACGGTTTCAGTGTCCATGTCGGTCTCCTTGGTGTAGAGCTTGGGTCTTTCCCTGGCTCTCACTACTGACCGTCCGCGCCAAGCGTTGGCACGCAAGAAGCCCCGCCAGTTTGGCGGGGCTTCTGCCAGCTGTGCTGCTCAGGCGGCAGCGGCGGTGGTCACCTCCTCTACAGTCTCAGCTTCGGACTCGGGGTTCCAGTAGTCGTCCACGCTGGGGTTGGTGCGGCGCTCTGCCCGTGCGGTCGGGTCGTCGTTGCTGTTGGTTTCAGCCTGCTTGTTCTTGGCCTGCTCGAGCATCTGGATGACGCTAGTGGCCTGCTCTTCGGTGAGCTCGGTGGCGCTGCGCACGCCGCACTTTTGCTCAAGGGCGCCGCGGTACTTGTCGTCGTCCAGTGCCAGTTCCCGGCGCAAGATGCCGATGCGCTGCTTCTGCTTGTCGGTGATGGGGCTGGCCGGCTCGTTTTGCTCTACTTCGACGCTTTCGACCGTGACTGTGCTGTCATCTGGGGCGGCATTCGTGCTGTTGTCTCGGGTGACTTCTACAGCTTCAACAGTGGTGTTCGGTTCGCTGTCAAAGTTTTCGACCTCTTCTGGTGTGTAACTCAGTCCGGAGATGACGTCGCTGAACAGCGCGCGAGCGAGCTCGGACGTGGCGCGGGCAATGAGCATTGCGCGCGGGTACTTTTTCCACGTGGAGTTTCCGGTGAGGCCTGCGCGGTTGGCGTCGTCTAGCGTCCAGGTGACGCGGTCTTCTGCGCCGGTGTCCGCACGCTTGCCGTAAAGGGTGACGTGCGTGTCTGAGTAGTCTTCGCGAAAGATTGTGTGCCCCTGCTGCTGGATCAGTGCGCGCATCAGCTCGGGCGACGCTGACGGCTTGCCCTTGATGACCTGGACCTGCTGGAGGCTTTGAAGCGGTCCGATGCCGAGCTCTCTGCCGTAGAGGATGGCGGCCTGGGTTGCGTGGGGACGGTCGCGGTAGGCGTCGGGCACGAACTCCGTCTTGCAGAGCTGCTGGCTCAGCGTGAAGATTGAGGCGAGGTCGTCTTTGGGCGGGATGGTGTTCAGGGCGGTGCTCATGGTGCTGGTCTCCTTGGTGTGCGCCGGGCATCTCCCGTTGCTTTTCTTACGGTCGGGGCTGAACCTGGCGGCGCAAGGAGGTGGCGCAAAACACAACACGAACCAGCCGGCGATCGGTGCCGCGTTGTGATGGTGGCGAGGGTGACGGCTCAGCGCCGCGGGTCGGACGCTGCTTGCTCCGCCCGGAAAGCGTCTCGGGTTGGGTCGAGTGCGGCGGCGCGTTCGCGTGGGCCGGCGTAGCTGGACATGCGGGCGACGATCCGTGCGGCGCGTCGTCGGCCTTGTGGGCAGTAGGTGCCGAGCCTGTCGGAGCAGTCGGGGCAGGTGTCGTGGTGGTCGTCTGCCTGCTGTTCTGCGGTGGGCTGCCTGGTCTGCCAGGTGCCGGCCGGTGCGGGTGTTGTCTGCCAGGGGCTGCGCGGCTTGTGGTCTGTCATGGTCGGTGCCTTGAAACGTTGGGCGGCGTGTTGTCTTGTGACTGTGAACGCTTGAGTAGGTGGCACAACGCGGGTACGCGAAGCGGGGAGGGCGTCCGGCCCTCCCCGCCTGCGTGAAGCTCAACGCGGACCAAGGAGACTAACTTCCGCGGAGCTGTCAGCTACTGTTACGGCGTCAGCGCGTGGCGCAAGCATTTCAGCAGCGATCTGGCATGCCGTCTTTGCTGCGTGCTCTGCGCGCTTCTATCTGCTGCCAGTAGCACGGTTCTTGAACGGACAGGTACAGGTCGACGTTCTCTTCGGTGATGGCTGTTACGACCAGCCATGGGCTGCGGGGCTTGCGTCCGATCACAAGCGCTTTGACGGCTTCACCGTGGGCGGTGATGACTTCGACCAGTTCGCCGGTCTTGATGTCGTTCAGCTTTTCGGGTGGTACGGCGATCACTTCCCACTTGCCGGGCTGCCGTGGGGTGGGCAGTCCGGGTAGCTCGAGGTGAAGGCGTCGCAGCATGTGTGTGACCGTGGTGGCGTGCTGGTGGTTGGCAACTGGTCTGGCAGCTTGGTTCGTGGTCGCAACCTTGCCGGCGTGTCAAGCCTTGGCGGTGGTGGCTTCGTTGGTCCCGGTTTCTTTGACCGATCTACGACCAGCACGACGACACACAAGATGTAGACCGGCCACCTGCGCCCCCAGTAACCGTGGTGGTGTTGTTTAGTAGTACTTACTGGCGGACACAGGTGGCCACTCTTGACCTCAATACCGGCCACCGGTGGCCAGTCTTACCGTCTTGACCGGACACGCGTGGCCGTTCTTGGTTCTCCTTGACTGGCCAGCAGCGGCCACTCTTGCTGTCTCTTGTCCGGTCGGAGTTGGCCAGTCTTACCTGCTTGCGTTCGGCAACTCTGCGGGGACGGTAGAAGCAGACAGGTCAACAGCACCCCCGCGGCGACTTCTCCTTCCCGGCGGGGGTGCTGTTGATTTTTGTCCACACATCCTTGCGCCCCGGTCCCCCGCCCTGACGGTCCTGCCTACCGGGCACGCCACTTGCGGGAAGGAGACCCCGATGCCTGACACTGAACCGTTGACACAGAACCCCCTTGTGTGGGCACGCAACCTGGACCGCGCACCCGCCACCGGTCGCCTGCTCACCCCACTCGCCCGCCACCTGCTGCTACTGATCGCCAGCCACTGCTTCACCACCGGTCGCACCGCTCTGCTTATCTCGACCATGGCAACCGAGATGGGCGTTGCTGACCGCAGCGCCCGCCGCGCGCTGGCAGAGCTGCGGGACGGCGGCGCAGTTCAGGTGGACCGCCGCCGCCGACGCTCAAGCGTGCTGACCCTGCTGATGGACGACGCACCAGCCGAGCCCGAACCACAGCCCGTCGAAGAGGTCACCCAGCCCGACACGCCGGCAGAGCTCACCGCCACCGACGTGCGCCGCCAGCTGGCCGGGCCAGTCATTGACGAGCTGCTAGCCGAGCAGCCAGGCAACCCGGTCGCGGCCTTCTGCCAAGCCTTGACAGAGGCACGCAGCATCGCTGACGAACACTCGCACCTTTCCCCCAAGATCAAGTCGACGCTAACCAACGCGGTAGTGGCACGCGCCGCCGCCGAAACACACGACCTGGAAGGCAAGGAACTGCCGCGGCTCTACAAGGAAGCGAAGGTCCTCGGACCGCACGGACCCGAGTGGCTGGTCACCGCGCTGTATCACACCGCGAGCGCTGCCATCGAAGGTAGCGCCGCCAGCTACGTGATTCAGACCGCCCGCCGGCTGCGGCGTGACGCTGAGGAAGTGGCAGCATGAGCGACGCGACGCTTTACCGACCTCTCACAGAAGTTGTCGACGAAGCGCACCAGGTCATGATGCTGCGCGCCGAGTACCCCGAGATCGGCGGCGTGAAGACCGGCATTGCTGCGCTTGACCATGAAGCCACAGAGGCGTTCACACCCGGGTCGCTGATCGTGGTGGCAGGTGAAAGCGGCAAAGGCAAAACCGCGTTGGCCGCGCAGATGGTCGCCGCCTTCGGGGCACAGGTCCCCACACTGTGGATGACACTGGAAGACGAAGCCCGCGACGCAGTGACACGGATGCTTGCCAACGTCGGACGCATAGACGTCGGGAAAGTCCGGTCCGGCAAAGCGGTCACCGGTCACGGTGACAAACTTGACCAGGCCGCCGCCCACCTCGACGAGCTCGACGTCCAAGTGCTCGACGGTATGGCAGTCACCGCCGAAGGCATCGCCGCGCTGTGCTGGGAATGGCAGAAAGGCCGCGAAGGCGGCGTCGTCGTCATCGACCAGCTATCGCACCTCTCACACTCCACCGACCGTGACCCCGACGTGTGGGCAAAACGCGGTCTGGCACCGCCACCGTCGCCCGGTGCGCCTGAAACCGCAGTGCTGGAATGGCAAGCAGCTGTGATGAAAGAAGTAGCCAAGCGTCTCGGCATCACTGTCGTCCTGCTCCACCAGGTCAACGAAGAGCACTCACGCGGCGCCGAACCAACAGAGCGGTCCATACGCGGGTCGCGCGGCATCGTCCACAAGGCAGACCTGGTTATGATCCCGTGGATACCTGAACAGGTCGACAACCCGTTCAGCGGACCCGGCACCGCAGACACCACACCGAACGAAGACGGCACCGGCTTCCTTATCGCTGTCAAGGCAAGGCGCACAGGTCGTTTCCGTGTGCCGGTGCGGTGGGACGGGCCTCACCAGCGCTGGTGCGACGTTTCCGAAAGCCCCAACGCTGCCTACACCCCTCCGGACGCGCCGACCGAACGGCAAAAGGAAGGTTCGCGGGCGTTGGCTGAGCTGCGCGCACGTCTGGACGCCGACCGTAACCGCCGTATCGAAGCAGCCACCAAGCCAGCCGTAGAGACGGGTGACAGCAACCCGGCTGACAGTTGCGACAAAGAGTGGGACGCCTAAACGTCAGCCTGTGGCGCGGATCTCTGCTGCCTGTAGATCCGCCAGGTAGTTACGACGCAGCAGGACGGCCCGCCTGCTCACGGCATCTGCCGGTCTACGTGGTCAATCAGGTCCTGTCGCCCTGCCTGCTGGAGTTGGTGGCGCACGTCCGGCTGGACTGCGGACAGCACCGTAGCTATCACCGCCTCTGGTCGTTTCTCCAGCTCGAAGTCGCCGGC